AGACCCATCGTGATACAGCTCTAAATCTGACCCAGATCCGAATACAGCTTTTGAGTTGTCAGCGAATAATAAATTACCGCTTGCATCTAAGAAAGATGCTTTAGAGGAAGGTTGAGTTACAAATACAAACTTCTCTCCAACTGACCAACTAACAGGGTTATTACTGTTAGATGATGATAGTATTGTTGTACGTGCTAAAGTGGTTCCAGAAGCAGTGTACGTGCCAATACCAACTTCCCAGTCGCCACCATTAGTAACAGTATAGTAAGTAGTGTTACCATTACCTATAGTGGAAAATGATTGAAAACCAACTTCAGCACCTGCTAATGTGTAAGTCCCAGTACCAGTTGTAGTAGTTGTTTCTTTTACACGATCTTTAATAACAAGTGCCATAGTTTATTCCTTAAGTTGGATCAGGGATACCAATATCAAATGAAGCCAATGTAAATGTATTACCATTTGTAACTGACTGTGATGCTGTAAGAGCCGCTGTAGCTAACAAACGTGTGTTAGTTGTATCTACTAGAGCGTAGTGAGTAACTGTTCCTGTACCTGTAATCGAACCATCTGAGATAGCTGATACAGTGACTTTACGTCCACCACCTGCGCGATCCGAAGGAGCCGCGATGGAAAGTGAGGTAGAGTTACCTAGTGATAGTGTGTTTGTAGCCGCTGTATAAGTTGTAGCTTCTGCTGAAGTTACGTGAACTACGTTTGCTTCTGTGTCTAGTATGGTTAAACCATTGTCGAACACTCTATTGTCTAAAAATGCCATTATTATTCTTCCTGTTCTTCAAGAGCTTCTTCATCTTGCTCTTCTGTTTCTGTTTCCCTATCAGGGTCATAATTTAAATCAGCTATATCCATAAGGTTTTGTATAACCTCTGGGTGGTTACTGACGTTAATATCTGCGCCGTTAAGGTTACGCAAGAACCCTGCAATTTCACGTAAGTCGTGAGGTGCAACATCGCCAGCTCTAATAGTTGGCATCAACGAATAATCCAGACCGTTCAACTCCCATAGTCTTTCGACTAACTGCTTATTGAGGACATCGACAATTTGCTGGATGTAACTCTCAAGTGCGCGGAGGAACAAGTCTGTCTTGCTCTTAGACAAAGCGTATGAACCACCTTGACTTCCGAGCATTAGGAACTCTGATAAGACACTCCTAGCAATGTCGTGTTGATAACGACGAACGATAGGGTCAATGTCGATGTTCCTAGAACCACTTGACGACATAAGCTCCACATCAACTAATCTAATATTAGTAGGACTTCCATCCTTATCAGGGTAAGTATCTGATGGGGTTATTATGTAACCTTGTTCATTAAACTTAACATCACGTAGTATCTGCTCAAGGTTAGACTTGAACTGTACTTGTGAAGGAGTAGCATCTGGAGATAAGTACTCCGAGGGAATACGAGCTACTGGTATACCTGCTAACTCTCGCTCTACCGCAATCGCTTCAATAGCCTGTAAGTTATTAAGGTACTCATAAGAAGTATATGCATTGCGCAAGATAGAACGGCCACTAGGATCTCCGTTAAGACTAGTAGTACGATAATACAAACTCTTGCGAGAAGGAATATAATGTTTAGTAGTACCTGCATAACCGCCATCCTGATAAATACCTTGTATATCACCAGTCTTGTTATCTACGTCAAACCTAGATACTGTCCAAGGCGCACGCATTGCTATCTTACGTACACCCATTCTACCGTCGGTATACTTAGATCTCTTCTTATCACTTGACTGTGTAGGACCAACTCTACGCTTGTATACTACTTCGAACCATGCAAAGCCATACGACAAACAAGACAGAGCTTCAGCTATGTGATCGTCTAGCGTATGATCCATATCAGACAAAACACTCTCAACAAAGTCAGCTTCGCGTTGAGCTTCAGGGGAATCGTCACAAGCGTATACTTTTAAGTCTACATCTCGTAAAACCTGTTCTGTAGCGTACATAACTGCACCGATAGTACTATCATTATCACGCATCTCACGGTACTTGCGTATCGCTTTTTTGCCTCGTAACTCAGGGAGAAACTCATCAGACCTTATCTGACCGTTAATTGTATTTTCACCAGAGATACCTAGTATCGCTGTCGATTCCGTCTGTGAGAGTTTCTTTACCATTTTACTTTAAGCCTTTAGCGTTAGAGTATGCCAGAACTAGCTGTGGTTTTGCATACCCATTAAGTGATAGATCCGTTATAGCCCATACCATAGCATCAAGACGGTCTGGTGAGCCTGTGGACCCTAAAGGTTCCCACTGTACCATCTGATCCTCTAAATCATTCAATCCTCTAACGTGTTTAACTTTACCTTGCTCATATAAAGCAGAGACAGGTTCAGCACGCGCCATTTTGCCTCTACTTGCATGTACAAGTTTGACTGGCACGTTTTCGTCTTCGGTGTGCAGAGTGTGACGCACCATATCTCCACCTTGGTTCTTCTCCGCTACTATGCGGTCAGCCATGTGTTTACGATATAACTCAATGGCTTTAGATGCCCATTGTTGTGGTGTGTAGCGATCAGTGTGATCTTCTAATACGTAGGCTATTCCATTAACATCTATGCCAGCGACAATCATACCAGTCATATCACTATCAGTATTCGATGTAACCGCAGGGTCAATGGAAATTATGATACGTGATAACTGAGGAACTTCATCCTTGTCTATCTCACATTTATGTAGTAGCTTCCTACTCCAAAGCGCACCTGACGCTTCGTCTAATACTTCTGCATATAATTCTTGCCTACCAAGACGTGTACCTTCATAGGTCTTCTTTACTGCATCTAAGAAAGTGCCAGCTAAGTTAGCCGCATTATCAAATGTACTACCTGTACTAACGATTGTCTTATCGTCAGCGATAATACCTCTTAGCAGTTTTGTTGTTTTGGGGGTTGTTGTTACAAAGACTTGCGGCTTACGTCCTAGACGCAGACCGAACATCATCATGTCCCAAGTCTCTTGTGCATTGCGCCAAGCGCAAAGTTCGTCAGTCCAAGCACTAAAGGCTTGTGGACCACGTAATCGTTCTGGATCTTCAGCAGAGAAGAAAACAGCCTTAGCTCCATTCTCCCATGTTAGTGTACTATTAGTTGGCGACCAAACAGGGAAACCTAAGTGTTTACCTCTATATGTTTTATCACCTTTCCAGCAGACATTTAAAAGACCACTGTCACCTTCAACCATAACTCTACGGACATCCCCTTTAGTCGGAGCAACACAGTGAACAATTCTATCACCCTTCTTAATACGATGTCTTACCCATTCTGCTCCAGCACGAGTTTTACCCCATCCTCGACCAGCTAATGCTAACCAAGTCGTCCAGTCCCCTTTAGGTTCTAGTTGATCTGGTCTAGCCCAGAAGTTCCAATCATGCTTAAGTTCATCAGCCTTCGCAGGTCCAATACCCTTAAGTATTCTAAGTACTTCAGCATCGGGTAATGCTCTTAAGTCATCAGCTGTTATCTTCATCGGGATTTATATTCTTTCCTAGTAGCGACATAACACTGTCTACTGCGGCTAGATCTTCATCTGGATCTGTTTCTTGCTCTACTTCATTCACAGTACTGTTAGGCGACCATCCACCTTTAGATCTTAAGTAAAACTCTGCGGCTTTAAAGTCACCTTGTAATGCACTATTAATAACGACATTACCTATCTTACCTATTATATCTGCTCTAGTCTGTGATATTAGTTCCCCATACAACTTATAGAATGTAGCTGAACTGGAAGGAGCATTTTGATATTGCTGGATCGACCCCATAATATCTTTTACAGAGACACCATTCCTGATGCCTTCAGTAACTTTCTTAGCGATTATCTCACTGTACTTTGTAGCTTGAATAGTCATAGTTCTTATGTACCTTAATATAAATAAACCCTCATCGGCATGACCACATCTAGTTTTGTTAACGACAATCGGAAAGGTTCGTCATGGTTGAGGGAAATCTGATAGGCTACTACTTAAGTCTATACATAAGTATTTTAACAATAAGTAATATAAACACATATAGTATAAAGACTTAAGTTAATACATAAGTAGTACCTCTTACATATATATAATGCCTAAATATGCAAAAGTGTGAAGCTGTTATTTTAACTATTTTATAAGTCGTTGATATATAACCTTTCTTTTTTCTTGACACCCTACTTAAGTGGGTAGCCAATGTCGCTTATTTGATGTCGTTCTGGGGTTATACCCCAATGGAAATGATATAGCCGCCGTACCTGTGACAATGTGACACGCCTTAGTATCTGCTTTATTTTTTTTTATGTTGGAAACCATAGTGGTTGCGCCGCCCCTCAAGAATCAGCCCTAGTGATTCGGAGGGTCTCATCAGTGTCAACCCCTCATGGGAAACGTAAGCTAAAATAAATGCGTTGACTAATGTTTTTCCTTGCACTCGAAGGGCGAATCGGCAGGGCATAAGCTGAGTCGTTTGGGAGGTACTACCGACTCAACCTATGCATTAATTGCCTAACGTTTTACATATAACCCCCTCTCTTTATTAGATAATACCCTAGCAATAATTAACTTGTTACTATCTCGATTCCTATTAATGAAAATATCTGCCTCTGCTTGGCTCTTGCACTCTCTAAAGCAATGTAGCTTATCAGTTAAACTAAAATAACCAACATACACCATTACGCCGCAAGCCTCGCGGTATATATATTAAAGGTCATACCATCATAGTAAGGTATATCGTCACAACCATCTATAACAACGAACCATTTGAAATCGCGTTGTATTACACCATACCGCAAACAGAATTGATTTGATGCTTGATTCATTTTGCGCTTAGTAGTGACAGACTCCCACCCATCAGAATTAAGGGTAACATTGCCGTTATTATCCCATTCGACTATTTTAGTCTTCTGATAGATAACGAGGCCGCCCTCATCATTGTCGATATATACAGTTTTATACGAACTCAATTTATCCATTCTAGGCATTATTTAGCACTCCTTATTTTATAGTGGATATTACTTGCTATGTTTTCGATAAGCTCAAATATTGACTCTGGCAACATATGCTCAAAATCCTCTTCCATATGCTCCTCAATAAATTCGTAAATATCATAACATTCTAAATCACCAAAATCACTTGGTAAGGACTTAGTTAAGAAAGAAGCTGATATAACGGGAATAAGCTTATTGAACTCACATTGTGACAATAAGAATTGCTCTGTCATTCCAGCGGCTATTGTAGCCATTGGTTCATTAGTTGATTT